TCGGCATGACCACATCTAATACGACTAAGTGGAAAGGTTCGTCATGGTTGAGGGGGGAATCTGAATAGCACTTACAGTGCGACGAGCTACGCTCTTATGGCGACAACTTAAGTTTAAACTTACGTTTCTCGCTTACTACGTCGAAACGAGAAGACGTAGACTATAGTAGGAAACTTAAGTAGTACCTCTTATGTATATATAATGTCTTATTATCGTAAAGTGTAAACCAATTATTTTAACTATTTTATAAGTCGTTGATATACAACAATTCTTTTTTCTTGACACCTTACTTAAGTTGGTAGCCAATGTCGTCTTTTTTGTGTCGCTCTCTTGTAATGACTCCGTGGGAGTAAGTAATAAATCCGTTGTGTGCGACAATATGACACCCCCTCCTGTTTTATTTTTTTGTTTTGGATATGAGTAGTGTTACCACGGTCACGAAACGAATCACTTTATGATCAGGAGGGTCCCGAATCATTTTTTGTCAAGCACAATCGTATACCTTAGTGAAAATAAATGTCTTGACACAAGTTTTTCCTTGACGAGAGTAGCGAATCGGCAGGCACATAACGAATCGTTTAAGGGCAATGTATTAATACAAGTGTTATAATATAACATAACATTTATACGCTATACCATTGACTACCAACGAAAAAAGACTCACGCAAACTAATGCATGAGTCCATTGGGAGTCTATTTAAACTATTTAGTTAGTTGTTGCGCCTATATCAAAAGATAAATACGGGTATTGCTTTTTACACTTGGCGAGTCTTTCAATAGCACGTTGGTGGCTCTTCTCAATGTAGTATGCAAACAACTTGCCACAACTATATATGTTAACGCGGTATTCCATTAATAAGACTCCTTCATAAGTTTGAGTATAGTTAAAGAGATATTAATATTCTCTAACACTTTATACTTTGCACCATGTATTAAGTTATTATCTATTACATTATATGACTCTTGTAGAGACTGTTCACAGTTTAATAACGCCGCTTCAATAACTTGTTTCTTGTCGGTCATATCCATGTAACCTTGTTCTTGTAATATGTTTAATTCTTGTTTGATCATTATATAGACTCCTTATTAATGTTTGTAATAACTGACATTCTTAACGCTAGGCGTCCAACATGCTCTGCAATCCCCACAATTATTGCCTTGCGTTGGTGCTGGACATACCCAACCAATAGCATTCTTATGCTTATGTACTGTGGATGTATTAACGCCTTTTACTGGTTTATCATCGACCATAGGCGCGCTTAATCTAATAACTAGGTTACTAGGCACTTTTCCCTTGTATGATCTAACAATAGCCAATTCACGAGTCGGCAACCAATGCTTAATATTGGGAGTCTGTTTAGCGACTTCAATAATTGCTTTTAATTGGCCTAATGAATCGAGATCACCAGAGTCATACCATCGATGATAATTTTCCCCTGTCTTATTGGCGAATCTATTAATCTGGAATACACAAGCGGCAATCCATTTGTGCGGCGCGTTAGCTATTAGATCAACAGACTTTTCATAATTGCGAGTCCAACCTTGATTTACTGAAGGCCGCATTTTCTGAATCCGCCTAGCATAACAAGATTCACAAACTGATCCCTTTACGTTGGCGAGTCTAGATCCAACCTTGCAAGCAAACGAGTCACTTGAAAAGGCAGATCCAACCATTTTAGTATTGCGGTTAGTAATAGAGACGGTTTCTTTTGCCGCTTTTAATGTAGTAAACATTTAAGACTCTCCTAAGTAACTAGCATTGTGGGTAACATATTGACTCCACTGAATCGCGTCCAATGGTGGTAAGTTTAAACCATAAGACTCTTCTAATATGACTCGCACTTCGCAAGCGTCTGTGAAACTACCAGTGTAATCTTGCCAGCTTGTCTTTATATAGTTACCTAACGCGATTCCAATAATGCCAGATGTAGCACCAGACTCTTCAAAGAATGAATGAAGCGTGTCTACAAATACATAAGGAGATGTAATTTTATAACGCATTAAAAAGTACCTCCGAATGACATTAAACCAACTAGTAAAACATAACCACAAGTTATCATGCCTAAAGCGGTAAAAGTTGCGATTGTATATTTTGCAATAGCGTCATTACGTTTACGGGCATTGCGGCGTTTTTGGGTTCTTGTGTATACTCTAGACATTTTGTTAAATCCTTTTATCAGTGTTTCTATATAAATACGTTAGTAAATTAGGGGCTATATTGCAAGCCCCTTATCGTTTTATCTTAAGTAGAATTGTTCTACTTGAGCGGTTGAGTCTTCTCCTTCAATGTATGTGATATATGGGTTATCACTATCAGTGTTAAAATAATCATTTCCATTTTGTTGGACATATTCTATCGCCGCTTGAATTGCCCTTTTCTTACTACCATAAATTCCTAATACGCCGTCGTGGTTGCCATAAACTTGATATACATTTGCCATTTTAGATAATCCTTTTATCAGTGTTTTAATTTATACCTATTATATAACATATGATTCGTTGAGATGCAAGGGGAACAAACACAGAACAAGAAAAAAAATAGGGGTCGCGGAACGAATCATAAACAAACGCTTGTCAAGGGGAACAAAGCAAGAATATGCAAAAATATATGTCATTTTAAGGGGTTGACTCTCTGTAACGCCGCCGAATCAATTTTATATAGTAACATACCAGAGAGACCTAGAGGCCGTCAGAGAGGCTAATTTGAGCGTTTTAAGGTGGGTTGACTCGAATCGTGGTTTCGTGTTAAAAATGGGGGATGCCGAATCAAAACATACCTATGCACTAGACGCATAATAGATATGCAATAAACGCATAGATAATAAAAGTAGAACGAATCGTGAATCTAAGTGTCAAGTGTTATATTGTCACATATGCATTGAGCGCATAACTGGTATGCAAAAAAAGTACAACTAGGATTTAGAAGGGGGGTTTACAATAATAGAATCATATGCTATATAATAAGTATAACTTAACACTGATAAAAGGAACTTAAAATAATGCCAGTATCAAGCGACATAGTAGTAAGAAAAACCCGCAATACAATGCGAAAAGAATTGTTAACAATGGGTTGTATAATAGAAACAAAAGACGGTTGGGAAATAATCAAAACACCAAAAGGTAAACAATTATTTGCTTCTAAATTTGCCAGAGAAGGCCTATTTCAAGTAAAATGGATTGAAGGATTATTCGACAAAGTTTCATAAAAAACGGGGGTTAAAGCCCCCTTACCATAAAAAATCAAGGGCTAGTTTTTCAGAACAAGGTCGCAAAAGGTGGAAGGATGGACTAAAACGAATCAGTTGCATTTATGTCACTGTTGCAAATATGTCGTGTCAAGATGTAATTATATCACGTTGCTAAAATGTCACACACCCCCGTCCGAGGAAATTATGCACCCGTCCAACGAAATTATGGTTACCCCGTCCAGCGAAATTATAGACCCTTCCGAGGAAATTATGAGCTTGACCCGTCCAGTGGAAAGTGTTACGTTGATTCGTATAGACCCGTACAGTGGAAATAAGGAGTAAGTAAAATGGAAATGATAATTAAAGAGATAGAAGCTATTTCATCAGATGTTTACACTATTGTAGGTAAAGCAGAAGATTGTAAAGCTGACATTGATCGTGGCATAAATGTAAGTCATACTCCTAAAGGGGAAGATAGCTTATCAAAGCAAGACAAAATAAATGATCTGTTTTACTATCTTGATGAAGCTAAGTTTGATGTAGACACTATTAGAGATGATCTAAAAGAGATTAAGAATAAACTTGATGATCTACTTGATCTAGTACAGTATGAAGAAGTAGCACAAAAAATAAGGAGATAGAATGTTGGAAATAGTCAGACAAAAATATGGTAGGCATGTAGACACTAGAGTCTATTTAGACTTAGGTTATGGCGAGATGGAAGTGGACGTGGAAGAAATAGAAATGATTGATGGGGAGTTATCAGGCATGGCTTACTGTCATCAAAGAGAAATAGAAATGTATGTAGATCATAAAGACTGTAAACGTGCATTAGATAAATTTGAAGAGGAGAATGAACAATGACTAAAGAATATTATGTAGGCGTACACTATGAAGAAGGCGTGAGCCTTAGAATAAAAGCTGACAGTGAAGACGAAGCTAAAGAGATAGCTTTAGAGATCATGTCTTGTAGTGATGTTGACTTAGATCATAACGATAGTTTACTAAGTACCTCTACAGTACATCGTGAATATATGGTGGTAACATGAGTGGAGATAAGATACCACCGATTGACCCTGTAACTGGGCAGTTCGTTAGACCCCTCAGTGGAAATAAGGTTTACAATACAGAGAAAGAATTAACTAAGGGCTTGTTAAATGATGAGATACCACATGAGTTGTATGTGGAGCTGATAAAAGTATATCACGAGGCGTATGAAGAAGCTCCTGAGTATGGTTTTGTAGGTGTAGGCTGTATAAGTTTCGCTGAATCAGTGTTACAAGAGCATCAGGACGGGGTTGTAAGGCGTATAAGAATACCTACGTTGTATGATGAGTATTCATTTAAACAGGAGAGTAATGATGAGTAGAATAGGAAACTATGTAGTTGAGTTAGAACAAAATAAAGTATTCTGTATTAACTGTGAACAAGAGGTTGATCTCGAACAACTAACAGATCTTGACATATGTGAAGAGTGCTACGAACAGCAAACCATAGATAACCAATTGTTTTAAAAGGAGAATAACATGGGTAAAGAAATAGATTGGCATAAAGCTAGAGTTAAAAAACAGATGAAAACTAAGAGGGTTCTAAAGCAAATGTCTGTTGAACAGAGAGAAGCTATAGAAGAAATACAAAAGAGCGTAGCTAGTTGTTTAGAAATGATCAAAGACTGTAATGATTTATACATGAGTGATGTAGCTAAATTAGAAAGCTCTTGGCATAGCCTACGATGGGCGTTTGAAGTAGATAAGGTATAGTTTAATGGCAGAGAATAAGACATATAAAGTAGCAGGTGTACACATCGGAAAGAAAGGTGTTACAGTTTTAGAAGGTAAACATAGAGTATTAGAAGAAGCTGAACAGTCAGCTAAACTACTTACTGGAAAGTATGCCTTAGAGAATAGTTTAGGCATTACCAATTTTGTCGCCTTCAATACACATGCACTCACGATGCTACCACCATACAGTATTGACATGGAAGCTGAGTGGAATTACGTTGTAGAACAAGAGGGGGATGACACCCCTTCAGTGGAAATTAATAGACAAGCAGAAGGAAGCATATAATGACACTACCACTTAACATGGTTACTAATGTATTATCAGAGAACCAAAACAAGTTTATCACAGTTAAGTTCTTAACTAAGGATAACGAGGAGCGTACCTATACTGGACGCATGAATGTAATAAAAGGTCTTAAGGGCAACGAGAAGGGTCGTATAGCGGCTGAAGCACTACGTAAGGCAGGGTACATCACACTGAAGACTAACAAGGGCTACAAGTGCTTTAATGTGGATCGTGTGCTAGGTTTTGTAGCAGGTGGTCGTCGTATCTTTGGGTTAGGGACTGAGGTATAATGCCTCTACCCCCTTCGATGGAAATGGAGCTTATGGAGCTAGGCATACTCAAGAGTGATATAGAAGAACTTGAGAGTGTAGCAGAGCAGACAGGCTTCTATGCGATAAGAGCCGAGACTATAGCTTGGCATAACACACTAATAATAGATGGAGAGGTAATGTTCTAATGGCAAAGATAAAACTACATGGGGATTTCATGCTCACCAGTGATGTAATGAAAAGACTTAATGATATTATATATGCTAAAGAACCTGTAAAGGAAGCTATAGAGTTTAAGAGAGATATTATAGTTGAAGATATAGAAAGAACACACAGATGAGTTTAAGACAAGTATTCTATTGCCCAGACTGCTTAACTAAAGGTTATAAGAATAAACTTAAAGTAGTCGATACAAGAGAATACCACGGAAGAGGATTTCCTAGTATAAAACGCTATAAGAAATGTTTGATTTGCGGTTTTAAGATTAACACTATCGAAATGGAGTTGAAGAATGAATAAAGAGTATAAACCATATTACAGGACAGATAAGATGAAACAAGAAGAACTAAGAATAGCTAAGTACATAAGTATTTTATTTTTTACTATGATTGGATTTTCGTTCATAGGTTTTTCTTTCGTATTAGTTAAGGCAATGTTATATATGACTGGTCTATTCTTATGAACAACCAAGAAATACTAGATATGTGTAGAAGGTTAGCAAGTAAATACTACAATCATCAGGACTACGATGATATAGTTTCTGAAGGTGTAGTGTTATGCTTAAAAATGAGAGCCGAGGGAATTAAAGAACCCTTTAAACTATATTACAGCGCAAGGACTGCCATGTTTGAGTATGTTAACGTAGGTCTATCTAAGTTTAGCTATGCAAAAGGTAGGTTTGGTCGTGATGCAGTGCAAGAGGACACTACAACTTATGTAGATCCAGAAGATGTGCAGATACCTGCTGATGATTTGTTTGGGTCATACGAACTAAAAGATTCCATAGAGAAATTAAAGCGAGAACTAAGCGACAGAGAGTGGAAAGTATTTTTAGTTTTGTATAATAATAACAATAACTTATCACACGCTTCTAAAGAGCTTGGTTTATCTAGGGTAAGTTTAAATACAATAAGAAACGACATTCGTAATAAACTTGTAACAATTTGTGATCTTACACTTTAGCTTAAAAAGACATTATAGATATATGCCTACTTAAGTATAACGTAAGTTTACGCTTATACGTATTACGCATTAAAAGAAAGAAACGTAAGTATGACTATAGTATATGAAGATAACAACTTAAAGCACCAACCATGTCCTTTTGTGTCGTGCGGATCGAGCGATGCGTTCTCGTATGAGATAAATAAGAAGGTAGGTTTCTGTCACTCTTGTGGGGGTAAGTATTCTCACAAGTCTGTAGGTTTACAGGATTGGGCAGAAGATAAATATCCGACTAACAAAGAAAGTAACTATATGAACGTAACAGAGTTTACACCTAAAAGAATAGAAGACCCTTCAGAAGGAAAGTATGAGGCCATGAGAGGTATTCATGCAAGTACAATGCAAGACTATAACGTACTCACGTATGACGACAGACAAGAATATATATACCCGTCTGGGGGAATTAAGGTTCGTAAGTTAGGCGAGAAAGCGTTCTACGCAAAAGACGGATTCAAAGGCGATGAACTCTTTGGTATGAACTTATATCCTGCTGGTTGTAGTAAGATAGTTACAATAACAGAAGGAGAACTAGACGCACTATCGGTTTGTCAGATGACACAAAATCAATACTTAAACCCTGCTGTGTCGCTACCTTCAGCTACACCATCTAAGAGACTGTGGGAGAACTGTAAGGATTGGTTAGGTAGCTTCGAGAAGATTATTTTGTCTGTAGATAATGACGATGCAGGTAATGCTCTAGCTGATCGTATGGCTAGATTGTTTCCTAATAAAGTTTATCGAGTACAGCACGGAGAATACAAAGATGCTAATGACTTTTTACAGGCAGGTAAGGGAAGGGAGTTTAAGAACTTATGGTGGAAGCCACTTAAGCATACACCAGAAAACATACTAAATACTTCTGACCAGTTCCTAAAATTGTACGAAGAAACTCCAGAACACGTATACTATAAGACGGGCATCGAGGCGTTAGACGATAAGAT